TCTATTCCTACAAACGCTTCTGTGGCTTTTCCAATCGGTACGCAAATTAACGTGTTACAAATCGGCGCAGGGCAAACAACTATTCAAGCAGTCACAAGCGGAACTACGACTATTAACTCAACTGGAGCAACTGCTACTGCTCCAAAACTTCGTGCGCGTTATAGCGTTGCAACTTGCCTTAAAGCAGGAACTGACCTTTGGTATGTGTTTGGAGATATTGCCTAATGACACCTATTCTTGGAGTTATTGACTCTGCTAAAACAGGCAGACTTGGACCAACTTTTAATACTTGGGTTTCCAATGTTATCCGCTCAACTGGAAATATAAATATTGTCGCGCAAGGTAATGCTATTCCCTCTACTGGTGTACTTGTATCTGCTGGTGCTGGTGCTGGTATGGGTACTATTCCTAGTTGGTGGATTCAAGATGGAACTGGAACATATACACAGAAAAGGGCTTTTACTGGCTTAACTAATTGGGGTATAGAAAATGCTACCGCAGATACGGCGGGTAATATTTACATAGCAACAAGGTCAGGTGCAGGAGACAATGTTGCGGCGAAAATAAATTCATCAGGCACAGTCGTATGGGCAAAAAATATTAATGCAGGCGGTGGCGGTGCAAGCGGTTTTGTAAAAGTCAGTCCCAATGGCACTCGCGTAATAGCAAGGTCAGCCGTTAATGAAATGGATAAGTTTATTGTTCTTGATGGGTCAGATGGTTCTACTATTTATTCTCGCGAATCTACAAGTCGCGCTACGCAAAATGGATACATTGGTCAAATAAGCGATACTAAAATCTATATTGGTGGTTATGAAAGAGATAGCACTAATCAAGGATTTGTACGCCAATATACAACTTCTACTGGAAACCAAGATTTTAGTGTTTGGTACAATGATGGTCAGGCTAGTGTTACCACAACAACTTTTTTTGATTCTAGCGGTAATGTTTATTTAGGTGGCTACCACGATTCTAGTAACTGGTTTGTAAAAATGAATTCAAGTGGTGTTCTCCAATGGGCTAAGACTTTTGGTGGCGGTCAACAATTCCCAAATATGGGCGCGGTAGATAGCGTAGGAAATGTTTATATTCAAGTTAATAATGGGACTGTTGCTTTTCTTGTTAAGTTTAATTCAAGTGGAACTGTGCAATGGCAACGCACTATGTACGGCGCAGCCAGCACATCAAATTGTGGAACCGTTGTTGTATTAAACGATAATTTTCTCTTCGTCACATTTTCTTCTTCTGACGGTAGTGGCGTAAATGCGTATCAAATGATTGTGCCAACTGATGGTTCTAAAACAGGAACTTACACAGTTGGCGGTAAAACAATTACTTATACTTCTAGTTCATTATCTATTAGTAGCAAGGGTGGAACAATGAGTGGTTCACAAGGTTCAAGTGCAGGAAGTATTACTACAACAAATGCTGGTCTTGGCGCGGTAGGAACTTGGACAAATACAACTGGTCTTACAAATATCTAGGGAGCATAATGTCTGCATACATAAATAAAAAAACAAAAGAATATCCGTTATATGAGGGTGATATCCGCTTGCTTTATCCTGAAATGGGTAATGAGTTTATTCTCCCTGCTGATTATGCAGAAGTGCCTGAAAGTGATTTACCTACAATTACTGAAACACAAACTTTTACAGAAACAACACCGCAATTAAATGTTGATGACAGTTATGAAAAAGTTTATGTAATTCGTGATTGGACGGAAGAAGAATTGCAACATAATCAAGAACAAGTTGCTTATTATTTAGCAGGTATGCCAAACGAAACTTACCCAAATCCAGCGCCGCAACCCGAACTCTAATGTGGTGGCATAATGACCACTACCTATCGTTATTTATTTGCTGACCTATTAACTAATGAAATAGTTGCTGAACTTCCCGTAACAGGAGTTTCTTTTAATCAGCAATTAAACCAAGCAGGAACGTTTCAAGCGCACTTACTTCTTTCAGGCGTTAATACTTTTGGTTATAACGTAGACGCTTCTACGCAACCAACACGTAACGCTATTTACGTTGATAGGGACGGAATTCTTGTATGGGGTGGCGTTATATGGGCGCGTTCTTATAACTCAGCAAGTCAAATTCTTTCTATTACCGCGCGCGAATTTGAATCTTATTTTGAAAAACGTCTTATAACTACAACAGAAGCGTTTACTAATACCGACCAATTAGCAATAGTTAAAACTCTTATAGATGACGCACAGGCTCTTCCTTCGGGTGATATTGGCGTAACCGTTCCTACCGTAGTTTCAGGCGTTCTTATAGACCGTGTTTATTACGATTATGAATATAAAAACGTATGGCAAGCGGTTAAAGATTTATCTAACCAAGATGACGGGTTTGATTTTAATATTAAAGTTGAATACGATAACGTTACAAACGAACCTACTAAAACTTTAGTACTTGGTTATCCACGTACAGGTAACGTTGATTCAGGCGTAGGTGATTTACAAACGCCAGTATTTATTTTTCCTGCTGGAAATATTGTTGAATACGATTACCCTGAAGACGGTTCTATTGTTACTAATAATCTTTACGTTACAGGCGCAGGTTCTAATGAAGGTAAATTACGAGCAGACGCGGCAGACGCTACTTCACTTCTTGACGGGTTTCCTTTACTTGATTTTACAATTTCGTACTCAGATATAACCGACCAAACCGTACTTGACGAATTGGCTACGGCGCAAGTTCTTGCGCTCGCTGAACCACCACCAATTATTAAGGTTATTGTTCCTGCGTTCGTGCAACCAGTTTTTGGAACTTACGATATTGGAGATGACGCGCGTTTAATTATTCAAGATGAACGTTTTCCTGAAGGCTTTGATACTGTTTACCGCATAGTTGGAATTAACGTAGAACCTGGGGAAGACGGACCAGAACGCGTAACGCTAACTTTAACTACTACTACTAACTAGGAACGGCTATGGCTTACATAAATCAACCACCTGACTTACGTGTAATGTTTCAGGAGATTTATAACCGTTTAAATAAGTTAGAAACTGCGCAAAGATTTACCGCGCCTAACGTTAATATTTCTACTAATCCGCCAACAAATCCACGCACAGGCGATATTTTCTTTGATACTAATACTAATAAATTAGTATTTTGGAACGGCACAAACTGGCGCAAGATAACAGATACTACTTATCCATAATTAGTTTGCTATCATTACATTATGACTTTAGATGACGTTGCGAGCCTTGCTACAATATTTGGTATCTTTATTGGCGCACCTGTTGGTGGCTTTAAAATTTGGCGTAAGTTAGATACGCGTTTAACAGAACAAGATAAACAATTAGTTAAGATTAACTACCAACTTTGGGAGAACGGCGGCAACTCTATGAAAGACCAAATAAACTGTATTAGTCAAGACGTTACTGAATTAAAAGTTAATCAGGCAATTATTAAAATAAAGGTAGGCGTTTAATGGCAACCGTACAAGAAATTGCTAAGAGTTACGAAGGTTATTTAGAAGTAGGTAATAACGATACTATTTTTGGTAAGTGGTACGGATTAAATAACCAACCGTGGTGCGCTATGGGCGCGTCTAAAATCTTCCACGAAGCAGGGCGAATTCTTGAAGTTGCGCCAAAGACTAAGCCAAAAGGTTTTGCGTCTTGTGATGAGTGGCTTAAATACCTAACTAAAAATAACCAGTTAGTGCCTATCGGACAAGCCAAGCAAGATGACCTTATCTTTTACCAGTTTGACGAAGACGCTATGCCTGACCACGTAGGAATCGTTAAATGGCATAACACCGCATTAAAGTATCTCCAAGTATGGGAAGGAAATACTTCAAGCGGTAAAAAAGGTTCACAAAGTAACGGTGACGGTTTTTACCTAAAGAAGCGCGACTACAAAACCATTATGGCAGTAGCGCGACCAAAGAAAGGATAAAAATGGATAGCAAGAAACTTAAAGCAATAGTTGCTTCTTATGCACGTACCTTCGTAGCAGTTGTAACGTTTGCCGTAGTAAATGGAGAAACTGATATTAAGGCAATACTTATTGCTGGTCTTATATCGGTAGTTGGTCCAGCAATCCGTGCGGTCAATCCTAATGACCCTGCTTTCGGTTTGATTGCCGACAGAGTTGAAGTAGAATTAAAAAAGGCAAGTAAGTCTAAAAAAACTAAATAAATAATAATAGTTTTAGCCCTGTAGCGGATTGGGGAAGACGTTACAGGGCTATTTCTTTTACTCGTGTCGGTTGCCTTCTGAGAAGTCTTCCCTGTACCCTTTTCCTATGACTTTAGAAGATTCGATTGAAATGGTTCGGTATAAGAAGCAAGACCAACCTTGTCCGCTTGGGTTGATTATTGAAAAGTTAAGTAAGGCAGACCAAGACGCTTTACATAAGGCTATTGAAAAAAGAATTCCTGACGTCACCCTTGCTAATGCGCTACGTAAAGAAGGACATAGGATTGCTGAAATAAGTATCAGTACGCATAGACGGGGAGTATGTCGGTGCGAGAACAACAAGTAAAAAAGATACTTGAAGAGCGCGAATTAAATCACGGGGACTTCTACCAAAACTTTTTAACAATAGGAAAAATTTGGGGTGCGCTTCTAGGTACTGCGCCTATAGAACCTTTCAAAGTAGGACTAATGATGGACGCTTTTAAAACGGTAAGAGCGTTTAAGAATCCTGAACACGAAGATAATTGGCTTGATAAAGTCGGTTATACCGAACACGCGCATAATGCGGCTTCGTATTACAGAGGTACGGATAAGTGACGCTACAAAAGCGTTTGGAAGATATTCCAGACGAAGTGGCTAACGAAGATATAGATGAATTACGTAGAGCCTTAATTAGAACTCAAAAACAATTAAAGGACGCAAGGCAACGTACTGATGAATTAGTAGTAGCAACTAAACAAAGCGCGTATGACGCAACCTTATCTATGGGAAAAATTCCGCCAGTAATACCGCCTGTATTAGATAAAAGGAAAACTAAACCTGAAGTAGCCTTATGGCACTTAACGGATTGGCAAGGTTCGAAGAAAACTACTACTTATAACTCACAGGTAATGCGCGAACGCGTCTTTAATTTCGTTAAGAAGGCAAGACGTATTACGGAGATTCAAAGAGCAGACCACCCTGTAAAAGATGTAGTAATACTTTTTGGTGGCGATATGGTCGAAGGTTTATTTAATTACCCTGCGCAACTACACGAAATTGACTCTACTTTATTTGAACAATACGTAACCGTTTCGCGTTTAATTACCGAAGTAGTTAGAGAAGCCTTAGCAACTTATGAAAAAGTATTAGTAGTAGCGGAATGGGGTAACCACGGACGTATTGGAAGTAAGCGCGCGGACGTTCCAAGAAACGACAATATTGACCGTATGTGTTACGAACTAGCGCGCCAGTTATTAGCGGACGAAAAAAGATTAACTTGGCAAGATTGCCCTGATGACGTACAACAAGTAGAAGTCGGAAACTATCGCGCGCTTTTAATTCACGGTGACGAAGTAGGACGTAATGGCTTTGCTTCACCTGCCGCTATTGTCGGACACGCTAACCGTTGGCGGTCAGGTGCGTACCCGTGGGAATTCCGTGACGTTTATATTGGTCACTACCACACGCACGCTTGCTGGCCAATGGCTAACGGTCAAGGTTCGGTTTATCAAACTGGCAGTACCGAATCTGATAACCGATACGCACGTGACCTTCTTGCCGCAAGTGCTATTCCGTCACAACGTCTTCACTTTATTGACCCTGTGCGTGGTCGTGTAACGGCTGAATATAAAGTTTGGTTGGATTAACTTTGGTAAAAAGGGACAATGCCATAATCAAATTCATCTTCTAGCCAAGTTTCGCTAAATCCCGTTCCTTCACTCTTCGTCGTAATCGTCACCGTACTCAGTTGTGATAAGTCGCATATTGGCAATATCTATACCGTTTTCTTTTGCGGTCTTTACTGATTCTTGGAAAGTATTTAGTACGCGGTTTGTAATATCGCTTACCATATCGGGGTACGCGGTTTCAGTACCGATTTCCACAACTAATCCACCCATACGGATAGCAACGTGTGTGTAAGTTGAATCAGGAGAGTTAGTAGCCATAAAGAAATCGTAACTGCGTTACAACGTATGCCGTCAAGTAGGCAGTTAGCGCGTCCGCGTGTCCTGCCGCGTTCCCTACCCGAAACCCCTGCGGAATCCGAAAACGGCTCTACGGGGCTTCTAGGGGTCTAAAACAAGCGTGAAAAATGTCCTGAAACCTGTGGGCTAAACCGTTACAACCAGCGTAAGATTCTCTTAGTACTACCAGAAAGCCCGTATCGCTCGTAGTAGGCGGAATCGCTGAGAGCACGTACGCAAGTAAGGGAACGTACACGTACATTGAAAATTACATAGGGACAAACAAAATTAACTTTCGCGAAACTATGTGCGATTCACAACCGCATATAGTCGCAAGGTTTCGCGCACCTTGCCTGACGAGCATAGCGACTAACAAAGGGACAATAAAAAATGGTTACAACCAAGACACAAAAAGAAATCAAGTTCACAATGTATAGCGGTTCTTTTCTAACTAAGACAGGTTCAATGTTCTTAAACGAAGAGCACCACATAGGAGTAAGTACAAGCGGCAACAAAGATAACGTTCTAATAAATTCATTAGGTTGCGAAGTATCGGTCATAAATCCAATGCCTTACTTCGGTTCAGGGGAATCCCAAATCAAAACTACTTGGCGAATCCGTTACAACGTTTGGTCACGTAGCAAAGGCACTTGGGGAAAACGAGAGATGTATCAAGAACTTGATAAGGATTTCGTTTCAAACATTATCGGTTGGGACTACCGCACTTCATTAGAAAGCGAATTACTAACCGCGCTACAAGCACAACTAGAGGACGGACTAACCGCAATTAAGAAAGAGTGGAATAAGTAAGGCATAAGGCGAAACCGCGCGCAAGCGCGGTCTTACGGTAAACGCCGTAACTGACGAGCCTAAGTCAGATTAGAAGGGACAAACAAATGACTACAGTAGAAAACGTAATACCAGAAAATAAGTTAGAACACATCTCTATTAACCTAAACGGTTACGGAGAAAAAGAAGTACAGATTCACGAAGTAGAAGCGCGCTTAACTTCACAACGCGATTCTATCGAACGTCTTAATAGGGAAATACGCGAAATGCGCGACAACGTACGAAGCGCACTTCATAAGTTCGATAAAAAAACCGACACAGTAGAACTTGATTTAGAAGACGTCAATTCAATTCTCGAAGATATTGGCGCAAACAAGATTCTATTTACTTGGAGCGCAACGGTTACTTACACAGTAACTATTACGGGCATTGAAGCCGATAGTGAAAGCGAAGCAGAACGTAAAGCGTTAAACGCGGTTGATTGTCGCGTAGACGAAGAGAAGTGCGGCGAAGACGCTCAGGTTGATAACGAAGAGTACGAAGCAACTGACGTAGAAGAAGAAGACAACTAATGACTAAAGAACCAAACTCATATATAACTATTCAGCCGAATAGTCACTATCACAATGCCGCATATAACGCAGGACTATGTAAGTCAAACCAGTACTTAGTAATTGACTTCTATTCTTGGGTTAATTGGTATAACAACGCAAGAGAAAGACGCAACCCAGTAGTACCACCGCCAGCATTTAACGGCGATACATACGAAGTTGCTTTAAAGGTACGTAACGAACTCAACGAACAACTAACGAAAGAAGGCAAATAAAATGGCACGATACCTACAAGCAGAAACAAAAATAGACGGTTCACGCGCAATGTTTACTTCAGGGCGCAGACCGTCTTTCACAACGCTAGGAACGGAAACGAAAGGTGCGCGTACCGCAGAAGAAGCGTTAAAGGAAGCGCAACTTGATTGGGGAGTTTATAAAACAGACGAACCAGTAAATGTAATGATTCCGCGTTCAGAACTAAATAAAGAAGAACTGCGGATATTCGCAAAAGATAAGTTTATGACTTATCGCTATAACCCAATTACAAACGAACCCGAATCACTTGGCGTAGTCGGTTCGCGCTATACACCCGTACAAAATTTAGAAGCCTTCTCTCTTCTAAATAATATTGCGGACGATTCAGGCGCGGTATTTGATAGCGCAGGAAGTCTTGACGGCGGTAAGAAAGTCTTTATGACTATGAAATTGCCCGAAGGAATTCAGGTAGGCGGTGTAGATAAGGTTGATATGTATCTTCTCGCTTGGAACGCACACGATGGTTCTAGTTCGTTCTCTATCCACGTAACGCCGATTCGCTTATGGTGTCAGAATCAGATTCGTATGATTATGCGAACCGCAGAAAGTTCTTACACACTTCGCCATACTCCACGAGTAAACGGCAAAGTAATTGCGGCACGTGAAGCGTTAGGACTTACATTTAAATATGTAGAAGAGTTCGAACGTCAAGCAGAACTTCTCTTAGGGGCAAAGTACTCAGATAAAGAGTTTTACCGTTTAGTTGAAACTCTAATTCCGATTGACGAAGAGAACGAACGCTCACGTAACGTTGCCGAAGAAGCGCGGCAGAATCTTGTAGGACTATGGAAAGCACCTACACAAGAAAATATCCTCAACACAAAGTGGGCGGCATATAACGCCGTTGCTGAGTACGCAGATTGGACTAAGCCTGTACGCGGTAACAACGTAGATAGCGCGCGCGCGGTTAAGACAATCACAGGGCTAGCAGACCGATTCAAGAACAAGGCTCTAACCCTTCTCTCATAATCCTAAGAAAATAAAAGGCGCGCTATCGAATCGGTAGCGCGCCTTTTCTTAGTCCTAAATAAACAAATGTAAACGTCTTACCTAACCGTTAAACTAATCAAGGGAGAAACCAAAATGATAATGACAGTTATAAATGCTTTATTCGCCGTACTCATTTCCTGTGCGGTATTGCTTTACGTAAAATACGATAACGCTTTTCACTTAACAATTCGTGGGAAGCGATTTCTTTTTGTAGTCGGAATTCTTTTCTTTTTCGGACTACTAACCGTAAGTCAAAATCT